CAGGTGTTACTGTTGAAGTCGGAGCGTAGTTTTCCAAGAATGATGTCAAGTCTGGATTGTCCTCATTCTGATCGATTGTAAATGTCGTGCGAGTCAAGGAAGTCTTGATCTTGCGGTTCATTGTGTATAGTGCAGTCGCTCCGAGCTTTGTTGCTGGGGTCGTGCCGAGTTCATTAGCGGTGAAAAACACGCTAAGGTTACTACCACCTACTACCATTTTTTACCTCGTCTGATTTAGTTTTGTGATATGAAAAAGTGTTGATTAAATATTGCCAATTTCGGTCCGATGCCTCGCGAGTGTACTCACGTATCATCAGTTTTGCGTTCCGTTCTGCTTTGTCTCGTAGTTGCTCTGCACTCAAATTGTATCCGAGATGCCAGAGCAATATGTCTGTATCAGCTACCACTATATCTTCATCATGCAAATCAAGATGCTCATGGCATATTGCCTTCCACTTGATATCTTGGTGATTGCGTAGTATTCGCAAGTTAGCACCTGCGTATCTTTGCCGTACATAACCAACGCGCTCATCAAGTTCAGATCGCATGCCGGTTATTGTAAGGCCTGCGGCGACTGCATCGCTTTCATCAAGTGCATGCATATTGTCCCAAAATTGACCATGTGGCATGCTTAAGCGCTCATCACTATCTATGTGAATTATCCAGTCGCCTGTTGCATACTCATCAAGCTTATTGCGAAGGTATGCAAAGTCCCAATAGTTCTCAAAGTCTGGCACTTCCCATGCAAGTACAACGTGATCACTCGTGCGACCTACATAAGTAAAGATCGGCTCTTTGAGTTTAGGGTTGATTGATGTCTCAATCGCTACGATTTCAATGTTCTCTTCGGGTAATGACGCTCTCCAATCTCGTAGATCTTCGCCTTCAGGGAAGATCACACATGCACTAACCTTCATAAATCTCCACGATAATAAGTTGTCCTAAATGTCATAAAGTAAATGCCCTTTGTCTCGTCATCATTGTATGTTACGGCTTGAGCATCTACAAAGTGAACGGGTGCAAATACAGTCCGCTCAAAGTCACTCTCGTATGTCAACGGTCTGAAGTTCAAAAGCTTATTCTCGATTGCCTCCGCATGATCCGCAAGTGACTCGCGAAGCAAGGCTTTGCCTGCGGTCGAGTTCTTTTTGACTTGAACCCCTACCAGCAAGTAGATGTCAATCGTACCTTTGTTTGCAAAGGCGCTGTCATCTTCGAGCCCGATTACCTCGCGAGAATCAGCCCCACCAAGAATGCCTACATAAGGGAATTGGTAAGCATTCCACTTGTCAATCATTACTTGGTCATAGACTTTGATACCGCTCATCGTGCGAAGTTGATCCGCTATTGATTGGAGCGCCGCTGATTCTCTTGCCATTGTTGTATTCCTTTGATTACCGCAGTGCGAACACCGTCTTGATATTTATTGTCTTGTCTAAATCTTTGCAAAGCAGGTGCAAAGTATGGCCGGGCTGGTATGTTTACCCCTCCGACCCTGCGTACTTTGAGTGCTATATTGCGAAAATACTCTACACCGGTCTCACGATAGCGCGCCCAAAAGTAGCCTTCCATCTTGCCTTTGCTTTTGATAAAGCCACCGGTCTCTTGAATGCGAGCATACGGCAAATCAGACCCATACTCAAGCTCAAAATTACCACTTGATTCCTGCACTCTGTACACATTACCCTCACTGCCACGCGCAAATGATCTAAATAATTTACCCGTATTGATTGCAAGCTTTGTGCTTGTTGAAGGTGCTATCCTTTCTTTGAGCCCAGAGCGCTCCATCTGCGTACCGATGAAGGCTTGCATGACAAAAGGGAAGCGCAAAAGCTGATCATTTATGATCGGCCTCAAGATACCTTGCAACTGTGCTACATCAAGCATACATCACACCGTAGGTATGACAAACTGTGCAAAGTATTTATGCCATCCAATATCAGTCTTGAGTGAGTTGGACACATTTTGTCCAGCGCCTCCGGTTGATACCGAGTTGAGACCAAACCAATTACCCCCTTGAGGGCTTTGCTTGTAGCATAAAGATGCCATCTCGGCGATGCCTTGCAGGATTGTATAGGGCATTGCTGCATCGCTATACCCTGTAGTCAAGGTCGCTCTAAATTGTCCGGTTGTTTTGTCCCTGAATATGATATAGTTGGCATACGGCTCTGCATTCCATGCGTAATTACTACCACTATATGCAGCATAGGTAGCAAACTCATTCTCACGCCATTGCAAAGCGGTGAGGGTAGTGTTTGCATTGTACGGGACAAACTTCCATGAGTGATTTGCTTCGAGCCCTCGCTGGGCTTTTGAAGCGTAAAATTGATAGTTCACCGAACCGCTGCGAAGAGGCTGACCGCAGTAGCTTTCAGCCTCATCGTAGCAGATTACTATCAGGTCATCAAACCAAGTATAGAGCGCCGTATCCTCGGAGGTCGGATCGCCGTTAACTTCCAAATTTAGAAAGGTCATGAGAGCCGTGAACGCCCTCGGATTTGCGCTTGTATATGGCATGATTACTTACCTGTTTTTTTAGATTCAACTTTGGCAGGCGCTGGCTTTGCAGCCTCTTTTGTCTTTGCCTTGCCGTCTTTGATGAGAGCCTCGGCGACTTCAGCGGGGAGAGAAGTCTCATACCCCGCTGATACGCCATTGTACGGCTCGATTAGAATAACATCTACGAGCATTGTATCACCTTAATTAGGTTGTTGAAGTTTTGAGAACACCGATTGCTGATGGTGCAGGGAATGCAAATGCAACGCGCTCAACAACTTCGATACCTTTTTGGTGAGTACCACCCAAACCAGTAGCACCAAAGTACTCTTTGTATTCGTTGACTGTTACATCTTCGCGAACACCCATAACTGTAAATTGTGCAAAGTCGCAATAGAGTGCGGATGCTTTGTTTGCAGCGGATGATGGGAAGAGTGCATCAGGTACTACGTGCATAGGACGACCTGTAGGAGTAAAGTAAGAGTTACCCTCGAGAGCAGTCATACCGATTGATGTGATTTCAATAGGACGAACTTGATCATAGATAGGACGTGAGCCGCCTGTTTCTTTCATCAAGTATCCGAAGACGCTTTGAGGCACTACGAATACGCCATTAGCTCCTACGCCAGAGTTGATACCGAGGCGCAAGTTCCAAAGGTCAGTCCAGCTGATTTCAGCAAATGTATCTTTTCCGGATGAGTCTGATCCGCCTTGGCGTACTACTGTTGTATTTGCAGTTCCGATGATACCTGTGAAGTTAGCACCTGTGCCATCGCCATTGAAAAACTGCTTGTCTTCTGTTTCAGCAAGAGCGCGACCCAAGCCGTTGATTACATAATCCAAGAATGCAGGTGTTGCATCTTGCAATTGCTCTTCGGAGATGATTGCACCAGCTACGATCTTCTTTGCAGTCATCGCTGTGCCTGTGAAGAAGTTTGTTGAGTCTGTTACAGTCAAGCCAGAACCTTCAGCAACTACTGCGCCTGTGAACGCGCCGCTTGATACGAGGTTCTCTGTCTTGCCACGCATTGGATAAATCTTTGCAAGTGCTCTTGCATATCCAAACTGATCAGCAAAAGACATGATCTCTTCGACCCAGAATTGAGGAACGGCTGCACCACCTTGAGATGAAGTGCCAGTGTTGAAGTTAGCACGTGTGATGTACTTGTTATTAGCAGCGCGAGCGATCTCATCTGCTTGACCTTCGAGGCCTTTGTGCTTTGCCAAGATATAGTCAGCAACTACGCGAGCTTGATCGCGACGTGCATCGTGATCTGCTTTGATAGATACCAAACCTTTTGCAGGTGCTGGTGTATTAACTGGGTGCAAAGTGCGAAGCTGATCTGCAACCTTGCGATCAACAACTTCTTTGAGTTGGTCTTTTGTTACAATAATGTTTTCCATTAGGGTTATATCCTTTAGATAAGGTTGATTAAATCTTCTGTGTTAAATTTCTTTGGCAAGTTCAAAGTAATTGAACGGCCTGCCTCAACTCCGACTGCAGCTTTGATAGTCTTGTAGCCTTTGTTGATCATGTCCATACCTTCAGCTATTTGTGCTTGAGTAGATGCTGCAATCTTCTTGCCTACGCGAGTCTCGAGGCCTTCAAATGATGCAACAACTTCTTCTGGTGCAGGTGCGGGTTCAGCAGCTGGAGCTGGCTCGCTTACTACTTGCACCGGTGGCTCGGCTGCGGGTTCTTCAGCAACCGCTTCGCCTTTCAATACTGCAAGCATTGGAGGCACACCAGCTGTGATGAACGCATTGACTGATGCTTCAGCTTCTTCAGGTGAGAAGCCAAGATTGATCACCTCTACAACGAATGCATCCTTGATTGCAGGAAGCAGCTCGTCAGCGATCTTTGCTTCGATCTCTGGAGTTAACATTCGAGTTTCCTTTTTGTATTTATTGATTGATTCTTGTAAAAGAGTTTTAAGTGACTTTTTGAGCAAAGCTTGTCTATTCGCCGGAACGCTTACGACACTAAATTCAACAAGCTCTGACTTTGTGTACACCGTAACCTTCTTGCCTTCGATTGTCTGATCTTCATACTCTATCGGGATAATGCCTACTGATACTGCCTTGACAAAGCCGGCATTGATAAGCTTTGTAAGTTTCTTGCCTTCCTCTGTTACGCACTCGATTTGTATCGTAGCTTCCAAGTTCTCACCATTCATTGCAAAACCTAAACAACGACCGATAGGCCACTTGTCTGAATCATGCTGGGCAAGTACAATAGGATTAGCAAGATACGCTGTGTAGTCTATACCACTTGGCACGATGATAGTGCCATAGCGATCGATTTCTGGTGTTGAGACTACAAAGGTGAAGAGGTCATTCTCTTTCTCTTCATATTCTTTCTCACCATTATCGCCGTACTCATAACCATCTCTGGTCTCAAGTACGAGTTCTCTTGTAATTAAATTCATACTGTATCCTCTGTTTTTTAATTGCTCTACTATATTCTTTGACCATGAGTATCCGGGATCTCCACCCCATAAACCCCATGCTACTCTACCAGGCGATGGATAGCCATCTTCACCAGGCTCAAAACCTTCAGCATCTTTGACCCCTTCTTGTCTTGAGAAAAAAGAGTACATGCGCTTTACGGTATCTTCGCTGAAATTTTCGCCTCGTGCAATTTGGCGCGCTCTAATCTTACCGATCCGAGTGCCACCCTTGCGGCCTTCTTCGACCCATGCTATTGCACGCTCGGCTTCTTCTTGCATGCCTTTGTTAGGTTTGTAGCTCATTCTGCTATCGGGAATAATTGACAACGGCAGTTTATTGAGTTACCTGCGCTCAAGCCCGGGCCAAGAGGTCGTGTAGTCTTCTCACCTCCGACTGTAAAATACCCATCAGCGCCCTGCATCGAGCCATCGGCTTGCACGTGAGTAGGTCTAACGAGGCCATCGCGTTGAGTAAGCCACATCATTTGAAAGCCAAGGTCTTTATAGACCGCATGCTGCATGCCACTTGTAACATTTGCACTTGTTGTATTTGCAATTGTCTTTGCACGGCCTTCGCTTAATTGTGTGAATTTGGTCTGGAGCTTGTCTTTGAGCTCGTCTTTTGGCAGCCCTGCATTGTTCTCAATCACTTGACGTATCTCGGACTTCATTACATCTACGCTCTCTCTGATCTTTGCACTTGATTCATTAGCAAGATCCTTGATTTGCTGACCTACCTCACCGGTCAAGTCTTGCTCACCAAGGTCAAGAGCTTTCAAGAGTTCACTTTGAACGCTTAAGCAAGCACTTTCAACAAGCGCTTGAAACTTTACATAGTCTGCATCCGCTGGATCAAGGTCTGATAATGAGATTACACCTTGGTCAATATTAGACAAGACCTGTGCTTTGAGATCAGCCACAATAGATTGCACTACATTATCAATCTTGAGTGATGACTTCTCTGTCACCTTGTCAAAGTTACGCCAGAATAAGTCCTTGCTCTCGGCAGTCAAGAGAGGCAATTTGGCACGGCTCTGTATTGAGAATGCTCTATCAAGTTTTCGTGCCATGACGGGCGCGGGAGGGGCATTTGTGATAGTTGTAAGAGGCATATATCCAGCTGCAATGAGAGGCACGTCACCATTTTTGACCTTATCATAGCCACGATCAGTGCGAGCTTCATTGATTGTCTTTAGTCCCCATTTAAGCTCGAACTCTTCTTTACGCATATCAAGATCCGGATCGGCATACTCATACGCTTGTGCTTCAACAAGTACATCCTCTTCCCATCTACGGAAGTGACGAGTGAACTCTTCAGCGATGTAAAGCGCTTCGGGATCAATCGTGTTTTGTCTAAAGATAGCCCATTGCACTTCGGCGGTTGCACGATTCTGAAAGCTACCATCAAGCATGCCAGGAGGCACGCCAAAGACTTGAGCGATTTGAGTCCTCACATCCGAAGCAACCGTTTCATAATTAACATACAAGTCTGACTTTGGAGGCAATTGCAATTGCATGCCCCCTCCAAGCAAAGCTCGGAGCTTATAGTCTGGCAGTTCTTCATTCCATGCGGCCTTGAGCTTTTGCCACTCATCTTGATCGAACCTTTCAGGGAAGGTTGCAACAAGCGGGGGTACGGTGTTATTCTCAAATAACCTCGCAAGATATGCACTGACCTCGCGATCAATATTGGCATACTCAAGTGCGGCTGATACCAAGCCTACACCAAAGATATTCATGCCGATTATCTCTTCCGGTCTTGCTGCGGGGTGTATCTTTGCAAGGTGGATAACTTCTTTCTCTGGTATTGCGATATTGCCTTCTTGAGCTGACTGATAGACATATCCATCAATAAAATTATTCTCACCTTTGATCACTCTCATGCGGGTCGGATTAAGTACCCACATCTGCAAAGGCACGCGGTAGCCATTTGTAGGAGTCCAGATAAATGCATTGCCGTTGATGCTTAACCAGTTCTCAATATATGAGAACACTTGAGAGCGGGTAAAGTACGGATTAGGATTATTGAGCAGCTCATTTGTCCAGTGCCCTCGGCCTAACTCTTCACGCTCATAGTTTTTCTCTTCATAGACATCGAACTTTACACTGGCCAAAGCATTGGCTCTATGCTGAAGGCATGCAAAGACTGTGCCCTTTGCAGAGAAAGCCAGCTCATTGCCTGTTTGCGTAGCACCGATATTACGGCTTCCACCGCTTCGGATATACGGCCTATCATTTTTGCGCGGTGCAACTGCAGCCGCGATCCGTTCACGAAGTTGGTCAAGTAAACTCATACATATATCTGCGGTGTTTTGCGAATAGCATTGAAAGCATAGCCCAATGCGTCAATAAAATCATCATGTTTGTCTTGAGGAGTTCCTGTAAAGCTCAAAAGCTCCTCGGTAAATTCAGGGTCTAAATGAGGCACGTGATATACAAGCCCTTGTTCATATCGTGCTTCAACCGGTTGAAAGCGTATCACCTTATCGCGATCGGCTCGAACTCCTACGACATTCATCTTTGTATTGCGTTTGAGTTCTTGCACCATCCACGCTTGCGCTTGATTCGATTCAACGGCTACGACTCGCGCTTGCCATTTGGCCTCGGCTTCAATGATGCGAGCTCCAATCTCGGCGAACTGCGCTCTAAAGTGTTGAGCATCAACTATCACTACTTCGCCATCTTGAGTCGTACCGATCACTACGATTGCCGTATAGTCTGCAGTCTCTTTTTGACTGATTGCCAAATCGACTCCGATATAGTATGCCGTGCATACTTTATCATGTGCAATGCGTAGCCAGTCTCTCTTGATCTTTGCCGCACTGCGATCAACGTATTCAGCAAGAAACTCTTGAGCAAATACGATACTCGGCAAGAGTTCTTTTTGGCGATCAACTTCACTTTGTTTGATTTGCCCACCATCGTATGTGCTAAAATGAAACGACTGCCAATCTGATAGCGTAGTATGAAGTTGATCCAATTGCCAAAAGTGATTCTTGCCTTTGGGCGTACTAAAGAAATACGCATCACCTTCATAA